GGCCGTTCCATTTATTCACAAGATCTAGTAGTTCATCAGTCGTATACAGAAACTGAACCATATTCTTCCTAGCCTTAAAATGCCCATGCTTTTCGTCCTGTCTCCATTCTACTTTGCCAATTGAGCTCGATCCGGATGTTATCCATCTACCACTATCAATGTAATCTCGCATTGTGATGAAAGGTTTTCTCGATCTCATTGGGCACCACGAAGAGAGATTCCTTTTAAATGTGTCGATGATGTTTTCACCTATTAAACCGTGCGGCGCGCCGCCATGTGCTAAAGCTTTGAGCTCTTCTTGCCAACTTACTTCGTGTATATCGTTCTGTAAATAGCCAGTCAATGTGCTGATTTCCGCAAACATCTGTTTTGAGCCGTCGTCTGCAGGAAATCGTTTAACGTACGAGCTTACCTCTCCGCCCATTTCGATAAGTGAAGCGATTGAGTTGAACATCCCAGTAGATTTGACTTTCATAAAAACGTCGTTCCCCCAGATTTTCGCCCAGACACATAAATTAGTAGCGGTTATAAGATCTAGATGTGTGAGCCAGCGAACAGTGTCTTCGCATTCGTGAGCTATATCTTTTAGAGTTATCCTTCTTACTGCTAAATCAGCTTTACATCGGGGCTTGATCAAGTTAATGATGTTGTCGAGCGAATCAACGTTCAAAACTGTCCCGTCCGCTACCTTCGACGTCCGAAGGAGTCGTAAACAGTCTGAAAAGTTTAATCGTCCGGTCTTGACCAAGCCGTTTGATATATTCTTAAGTCTACTTATGTCTAGTTTGTCTTCGTAAGGTTTCCTGATAATACGAATAATGTCATAGATCAGGTCTATAGTAATGGGCTTGTTACAGTTGGAGCTGGTTGCGCGGTAGTGGTTGATTGATTCGCCAAATCTGTCGACTTGGTTACATCTACAGCCCGGGAAGCAAGCTCTTCGGGTGATACTTCCGTGTTCACTGCAGGCGCACTTTCTAAAAAAGACAAGCATTCATCTCCTGCCACGAAGTCTGCAAAACAGTCTTCAACGCCGGATGATTCATACGCTTGAATGTCTGGC